TCTAACTCGGCTATAATCTACGCAGCGAGTGCGTAAGAATATGCGGTATAATCGTCATTGTTTGCGATTAGTTTGATGGACCGTTACGGTGGTGCCTCTGCCGAATACCTCTATATCTACCTTCACAATCAATCGAAATCTATTTCAGCCCCTTCAACGAAAGTCATACCCAATGTAGAGTGTGGCATAAGTAATACCCAATGCGAGCAATATCATTATTGTGAGCCACATTAATTTCTTTTCCATAACTTCCCTTGGTGGAGCTGATCGGAATCGCACCGATGTCTTAACTGCTATCTAGATATGTCAACAGTATCAGTATTATTTAGTTCATACAATTTCTTGGCTTTCCATATTTTATCTATCCAATCATCTCGATTTTCTACAAATAATTGAGGTTGTTCATTATCAACTGCAATGATTACTACTACTTGTGGAACTGGTATCTTTGTTAGTTCCTCATATGCTACTGCATAAAAAGCACATTGTGCAAAATAACTTTCACACCAATCTTTCTTCTTGATTCTGTTACTAGTTTTGTAATCTATCACAGACAACTTGCCATCAAACTCGGCAATCAAATCTGTCCTACCAGCAACACCGAAATGATCCGAGTATAGTCCAAGCTCTACTCCGTGGATGTTGTCGATTCGTTCTAGGAACGGTTCAATCGTTTTGAATAGTTCTGTAATATGGGGTAACTCCCCCGTGAGAAATCCTTCTTCGTTTTTGATATAGGACTCACAGACAGAATGTAAGCGGGTGCCTCTACGCGAGGCTTTACCAGAGATTTTGTTCGCCTCTTCCGCTCCAACACGCTTACGCCATTCAAGTATTGAAGCTTTGGAGAACTCGCCAAGTATAGATGTGATAGATGGATATAATTCACCGGCTGGAGTTGCATAAAACCTCTTCCCATTTCTAGATTCATGTTGTATATTAAACGACAGTTTTGGAGACTGTCTCAAATGATTAAACTTTTTCATACTAAATTACATTGAATGGCCAGGATTATTTCGTTTCAAATCTGTTATTTTATCTTTGAACCATCCAGGTTCTTTATTGTTAGTACTATGTCGTGTATGTATATTATCATAACCAAAATATGGAGCCGACACTACTTGTGACAATTCACCACCACAAATAGGGGCAGCCCTATGAACCTGTTCCTCACAAGGCGATTCAGTAGGAATCTTTCTATCGGCTATCTTTAAATCTTCTTCGAAAGTGTGTCCACATTTTTCACACTTATAATCATACGTTGGCATTGTCTATTATCCAGCTAGGGGGTGTTCGTGTTGCTCCATCTGGTGTACTCCAATTAGCATCATTGTCTTTACACCAATGTCCATAATAGTTTCTATATCCCGCAATGATATTTTGCAGGTCATCTTCTAAACCTTCTTGTACATAGGACGTATCAATATTTTGAGGGGGGGAAGTCAGATCACCTTCAATTATATTATTTGGGGTATGACTTAACTTATTGTATAACTTATTCCATGATTCATGTATGCCATCAAACCGATACCAATATTCTTTATTAAGCCAAAACCAAAGATCATGCATCCATTGATAATTTGCCTTAGTATCTTTAGCCCAAGCTGTTGATGTTTCCATTTGGATAAGTGGAAAGTCTGGATCTAAATCATTAAGGTCTTTAAGTATTGAACCTTCAGGATCTAAGAGATGATGAGTATTACATAAAATTTGTGCATATACTGGAATCATCTCTTTTACGTGATCGTCACAATGTGCGTAAGCACACATTTTTGGATCGGAATCCAAAACAAATATATTCATCATGTTACATTCTCAATGTGCGTGGCCTATAAAAAATATGTGTATCAATTTTTGCTGTTCTATGTTTTCTACCTGCCCATCTTGGTGCATCAATATAATCAGCATGATAATTAAGAGCACCATCTGTAATGTCAGGTAATTCATCTTGTCTCAAGAGAACATATTTTGCTAACTCTTGAGTGTCGGTCCATAATCTTGTGTTTTCTCTTGGCTCATCACCCTTACCATCACAATACCAACTAAATTGACAACGGTCTCTTTTTGGTAATAGTTGACCATTACTTGCCGTATAATGTGGGCCTTCATAAACTACTTCGCAAACTGTATTTGGATAATACTTGGAGTTTACTCTATTTAAAGTTACTTGTGCAACGGCTAGTTTCCCTGCAGTACTTTCTATTGCAGCTTCAAAAAATATATTCTTTGCCATACACATAACTTCTTTATCATCAATTAAAAGATTTCTCTCGATTACATTATCTGCTATTTCAACCAATCCATCTACTGTAGTATTTTGTGGATGAAACCAAAGGAAGTCTCCTCTGGGTGCTCCAGAACTTCCTACTGGGGAAGCTACAAAAATACTAACAATGAATACAAAAAGAAATAAAAGATATTTCTGCATCATTCCTCGTTTTTTTGGGTTAACGTTCCTAAAACTTTGGTCTGTTTCTTTTAGGACCTCGTACAACAACTTCATTGCCTGAACCTAGTTGCGAACTTTTAATAAAAGCTGTGATGTCAAAATCTGATTCTAAAATATCAGGACCTAAAGGCCCTCGAAATTTTTTAGCTGACTTATCATAATCTAAAGTTATCACGGCATTTAATGGTTCAACAAATCTTGCTGTTACGGAACGTGGTAGAGCTGAAGTTTTATCATAATCAATCCGCCGTAGTTCGGCTTCTTTGGTAGTTTCAACGCCTTCAGATATACGCTTAAATTTAACTATTCGGTTTTCAAACTTGTTTATATTAATCATTTACTCTATGGTAATATTTCTGGAAAAGTGTCTTTGACTAGTTTATAGGTTAAACCTCTAAACTTTAATTTTTTATCTTTAACTTGAATTACAACATCGGCCTCTTTAGGATGTAAACTTTCTAACATTGATACAAAAAGTTGTTCTCTTCGTAATTGAGTAAGTCCATCATGGCCCCCTTCAATGTATAGATAAAATTTTCTAATATTGGGATATAGATATGTGGGATTGTACTCATCAGGAGAACCAATCGTTTTGTACGGTGGTTCACCAGAAGGTAGAGCAAATTTTATATCTGGATGAAAGGCATATTTTAATAAGTCCTTTAGAGGATTTGATTCGTTTTCTAATAGAACTTTTTTTCTAGCTCCAAAAGAATTAGCAGCAGCTACATCTTCAAATATTAATGGAATACTTCGTACACTCATAAATTAAAACTCCGTTAAATTTTCTGTTAAGTTCTTTAATCTATGATTAATGAAATATGTAAGTAGTCTCTTACGATCACCAACTGCGGTTGTTTCGAATTGTTCTGTTATATTTATACGAATTGACTCAGGTACTTCACTTAGATCAATTAACTGTTTGTTTCTATTATAGTTTCTTAACATTTCAGCATCACAATACATGTCTGGATCTAAATCATACCATGCATCTACCTTCTTCTTGGTTATTGGTTTCTGGCGCCGTCCTTCATCAATAAAAACATTATCATCAGACATAATATTTGGTACACCATCTCCAACATCACCTTTTATAAGTTTTTCATGAAGTGACCATTTCGAATCTCCCTCAACAAACTTCTTTTGCATAGGAGAATATTGTCTAACATTAAACTGATGGAGTTGAACAAAATCTTTATCACTCGACAATATCAATGTTCGTTCATTTGCTAGTCCTACCAAGACTGCTATAATATCATCGGCCTCTGCCTTCTCCACTTCAAGCACTTGATATGGAAACCATTCTGACAACTCTTCTTTTAATTGATTCAAACATTCATAAAGATTTTCCCAATCGATTGGCGCGGCAGATCTAGTTTTTTTTCTAGAAGCTTTGTAATTTGGGAAGATTTCTTTACGCCAAGATTTTCGAGAATCACAACATAAAATTAATTCACCGAATTCACTTTGAAATTTTGTTCTATATAAGCGTAATACATTTAATACAGCAGGTCTAATTACATCCATATCTACAGAAGTAAATTTGGATGCTGTCATGTATGAACCAATAAAGATTTGTGAAAAATCAACTAGTTGTGCCATCTTCTATTATCTCAAATTTAGCTTCTTCCTCTACATCCTTACGGACAGATTCTTTTTGTGCTTTCACTTCAGGAGTGTCTTCTATAGCGTGTAAGAATTGTTGCCATTGACCAGAACGTAAATCCCAATTATAAAACATATCAAAATAACTACGTTGTATCTTCAATAGATTCTGTACATCATCATCCCAAAAATGTTCAATAGCACGACCTAAAATATGTCCATGTACTTGTGCGTGTTTTTCTGGGTCTTCTTCGAATCCATACATCCAGGGAAAGTTTGCTCCTGTTTCTGGTAGTGCACCAAGATTCGGTACTACACATAAACATCCTGCGCTAGCCGCTTCCATCAAAGTGATACAACTTGTTTCCTCATAGATACTTGGATAAGCCATAATATGCTGAGTCTTTAATGCTTTGCGTATTTCA